AATCGGCAAAAGGAACTTTGGCCCTAGAGGATGTAGTAAAAGATCAAAGAAAAATTATTGAAGAGTTGTTTGGTAAAGTAGAAGATCCTATGCAAACAATGCTTACAGGCACAAACAGATTATCTCTCATTGGAAGACGTAATCAGTTTTACAATACATTAATGTCAAAAGACAAAGAGATTGCTTTAGAAAGAGCTAATTTTATAAAAGACAACCCTGGTAAAATACCACCAAAAGCAATGAATGGTTTGTTTAGAGAAACAGAAAGAGAAGCTATTACTGATTTTGGTAGAAATATTAAAAAGATTGAGATTGATCCTAGTAGAACAATAGAGGCAGGGTCTACAAATCCTCTTCATGGCAAGTATGCTGAGAGAGGTGTTGCTGAAGCTATCGAAGAATCTGCTATGGTAGCTAGAGATAAATCAACATTGAATCAATTATATGAAAGTTTTTTATTATATCCAAAAGCAACATCACAACTTGCAAAAACAGTTCTAAGTCCTGTCACACATGCGCGTAACTTTATATCTGCAGGTGCATTTGCCTCTGCAAACGGTCTAATACCAGGCGTAACAGTAAGTCTTACGGATAGCGCTACAGCTTTTAAAGAAGCTTTTGAAGCACTACAGATACCAGGAGCTCGTATGGCTAATGAAAGATACAGAGATCTTTTAAGATTAGGTGTTGTGAACAGTAACGTTAGACTTGGTGATCTACAAAGACTATTAAAAGATACAAACTTTGGTGAGTCTATAAATTCTAGAAAAGCTCTACGAGAAATGTTTAGACCTTTGTCAAAATTTAAAAAAGCTACAGAAGATTTTTATACAGCTGAAGATGATTTTTGGAAGATAACATCATTTGCTTTAGAAAGACAAAGATTAGGAAAAGCATATGAAAAGTATGGTATCGCAAGAACAGCTGATGATTTGGATGAAGAGGCAGCGTCTATAGTTAGAGATAACATACCTAACTATGACATGGTCAATGATTTTATTAGAGCTACAAGAAGATTACCGCTAGGTAACTTTGTATCTTTCCCTGCAGAAATATATAGAACTACAGGTAATATTATATCTAGGGCTATCAAAGAGATAAAATATGAACACGTATTAGACGACGGTAGAATTGTAAATCCTCTAAGAACTATAGGTTTAAAAAGAGCTTTTGGTATGGGTACAACTGTTTTAGCTGTGCCATATGGGACAGTAGAAGCGTTTAAAGTTCTCCACGATGTTACAGAAGAAGAAATAGCAGCTATGAGAAGGTTTGTACCTGATTGGTCAAAAAACTCTACACTAATTCCATTGAGAGATGACGATGGTCAACTTAAATATGTAGATTTTTCTCACGCTAATGCTTATGACACCATGATTAGGCCTCTTACTGCTTTGTACACAGGGATACAAAGAGGAGCCACTGAAGGTGAAATGGGAAGAGAAGTTTTAAAATCAATGTACGAAGGTACATCAGAAGCTTTGTCACCGTTTGTAAGTGAATCAATTTGGACAACAGCGCTTGCTGATATTGTAATGAGACAGGGCCGTACAAGAGAGGGTAACAGACTTTATACAGACGAAACACCACTAGGAGAACAGTTTAGCAGAGCACTATCACACGTTATAAAGACACAGTTTCCAGGATCAATACCACAGTTTCAAAGATTAGATAGAGCGTTTGAACCTGTAGATATTATTACTAGAGGTAAATTTGATAAGTATGGACAAGATTTTGAGATAGGTAATGAGCTGCAAGGATTCTTAGGTTTTAGGGCTGTAGAGGTAGATCCGGTAAGAGCAATGAAATTTAAAATTGCTGACTTTAGAACTGGTATAAACAATGCTAGACGTGAGTTTACTTCTCCGTTGTTAAGAGGTGGTCCAGTCACTCCTGAACAAATTGTTGATAGGTATAAAGTTGCAAGTGACGCTTTATATAAAGTACAAAGCAAAATGTTTGAGGATTATTATGCAGCTAGAACATTAGGCACACCTATAAGTCAGTTAGATGCTGAGTTTGCTGACAGGGTATCAGATACACAATTGACTGCTATCAAACGTGGTGAGTTTAAACCCTTTGTACCATCAGAAAATATTGAAAAAGCTTTTGCAGAAAACGCTAGAGGCATAGGTGATCCTAATCCATACGCAAGAGCCAAAGGTTTACTTAGAAGATTAATTAAATTATACGATGGTTTACCGTTAGGAGCTGCTTTGATTGATACTCCTAATCCATTTAGAACATCAGGTATATCACAGCTTCCTATCTTACAATCACAAGCATTACAAGGTTTGACTAATTCACCTGTAAGTACAGGGTCTATCACAGCAACACCACCAACACCTCAAAATCAATTAGCGTTGCAAGGGCAACGAGTTTTTGGTACAAATGATACAATCTTTGGAACAGGATAATGAACGATACAGTTAAAGGCATAACACCAGAGGGTGACAGAGAACACATTATATCTTTGTATGGGCATGTAAAAGGCGTAGAGCGTGAAATAGAACTTATAAAAACAAACCACCTCAAACACCTAGATGATAAGATTACACATGTACATCAAGACGTAGAAGCTTTGGGGGGCAAGATAGACAAAATCTATTGGGTAGTTCTTACCACGGTGGGTGCCGTTGGTTTAATTGTAATAGAAACTTTATTGGGGATGCTATGAAACTATCAAAAAACTTTTCACTATCAGAATTAACAAAATCACAAACTGCTACGCGTAAAGGTATTAGTAATGAACCTTCAACAGAACACGTAGAAAATCTTATTCACCTAGCGGAGTCCGTCCTGCAACCAGTGAGAGATCACTTTGGTAAACCGGTCATGATATCTTCAGGCTATCGTAGCCCAGAGCTGTGCGAAGCTATCGGATCTTCGTCTAAGTCACAGCATGCCAAGGGTGAGGCAGCAGACTTTGAAATACCAGGAGTTGACAATATGCAACTTGCAATGTGGATTAATAAAAATACAAATTTTGACCAGTTAATTCTGGAATTTTATGAGCCAGGTGATCCAAATTCAGGATGGGTGCACTGCTCAGCGGTGAAGGAAGGGTCGAGAGCACAAGTGTTAAAAGCATCAAAAGTAGAAGGGAAGACCAAATACGAAAATATACTTCTGATTTAAATCCAGTCTTTAATATCCTCCCCCATAATTTCATTTGCTAAGTTTATCTTCTTCCGTAATGCTTTAACGATACGCTCATCTATAGTCTTTTCAGCTATCAAGTCAACATAAGTAACACTGCCAGTCTGGCCGATACGGTGCGCCCTGTCTTCTGATTGTAGTCTTTTCTCAAGGTCATAATTGTTAGAGTAGTATACTACCGTGTTAGCAGCAGTCAGGGTAATTCCATACCCTCCTGTTTGTGTGTTTCCTACAAAATAGCGTGTAGGGCCGTTTTTTTGCTGAAATAGAGCAATGTTGTCCTGGCGGACCCTAGGGTCCACCCCACCGTGATATTCGACTGTAGACGCATCTCCGTAAGCTTTTTTTAGTTTTTCGACTATGTTTTTTATATCTTCCCTGTAGTTTGCCCAGATTATAACTTTGCCCTCTGTTTCTTCTAACAGGTCCATAAGCGCCTCGACTCTGTTGTTTTTTAAATGTGTAACCTTGCCATCGTCTGCCTTAAAATGGCCACAAGTTATCTGATGCAGTCGCATAAGTTGTGTCATAACATTCATTGTTGACATGACACCACCATTCAGTTCTGCAATAGCCATGTGTTTCATTTCTCTATAAACTTTTTCTTGTTCTTTTGTTAATTCAACGTGTCGTTTAGTAAATACTTTTTCTGGTAAATCTAAACAATCTTCTTTTAGTACACGATAAGAAAATTTATCTAGTTTTTCTGTAAGCTCTGGCAATCTACGATAACTACCTACAATTTGTACACGACGGCCACCGAAATTTCTATCTACCATGTGTGCATAGCGTGCTCTAAAGCTATAGTACGACTGATGACCTAAATGGAAAGGGTCTAAGAATTCACATTGACTATATAAATCAAGAGGTGATTTTGTTACTGGAGAGCCTGTCAAGATTCTACGATACTTCGCTAGATTCCCTATCGATAATATATTTTTTGTTCGCTTTGCTGTCGGATTCTTGATCGTCGTAGATTCATCGATCCCTATTAAAGCTCGTCCGCATAACATGTTAAGGAAAGAGTGTGCAAAGTCCAGTCCTTTTGATGTAGAAAATGCTTCTACGTTCATTATCAATATCTTAAGATCACCTTTATCATCAAATAAAGTGTCAAGTTCCATTTGTTTTTTCTTTGTGATCGTTGCTTCCCATAAAACTTTTGTATACTCAACGTGTTCTGGCATGTGTACAGGAAATTCTATGTCGTCCCAGTTCTTGTATACACCTTTTGGTGCCACGATTAATGCGCCGCGGATCGCGCCTCTGTCATACAGCATGGCTATATTGTCAACTAATACTTTAGACTTACCAGTTCCCATTTCCATAAACAAAGCGTATGTTTCCTGGGCCCAGGATTTAGATAAAGCATCAGATTGATGCTGGTAAGGCTTGGTTTTAAACCTATAATTTTTTATCATAATTTATTTTACTTTCTAACTTGACAATTATATAATCATGACTATGTTGTTTGTCAACATAGAAAGTATGAAATGAGAAATAAATTATTTGAATTATATAGGCCAAAACAATTGGCAGAATTTTTAGAGTTTAACAAGGCAAATCCCACTGAAAGCTTTGTCTATGTTCTACAGCATCCACCAAGAAATATAAATATTTTAACGGCATCTGACTATGGATATTTGGTTATTTGTTTACCAGAAAATTCACAGATGTTATTTAGTCCAGCACCTTTTATACATAAAATGAGAAAAAATTTACGAGATTTCAGAGAAACAGATTATATACTTTGTTCTGGTGATCCTGCTATAATAGGATTATCTACAGCTATTGTAAGTGATATAACACAAGGTAAATTTAATTTGCTGAAATGGGATAGACAAGAAACAAGATACTATCCTCTGTCATTTAATTTATTTGAGAAAGGAGAAGATGAATGACAAAATTAACACTAGACGAACTAGAATCAGACCAACAGAACTTAGTCGAAAAGACAGATATTGAGACGTTGGCTTATCATTGTAAAGAACTTCAAGCGTACGAGGAAGAAATCGAACAACTTGAAGAACAATTAAAATATAAAAAAGAAAAAAAAGAAAAGATTAGTTCAGAGATTATACCCAATATTCTAGCAGAACAGGGTCTAAGTTCTTTGAAATTAGCTGATGGCAGTAGCATTGATGTAAGAAAAAAATATCGATGCACCATTAAAAAAGATGAAATGGAATCAGCTTACAACTGGCTTCGAGAAAACGGACTGGATGACATCATTAAAAACGAGGTCTCTGTACAGTTCGGAAAAGGCGAAGACTCAAGAGCACAGGAATTACTGTCTCTTGCAGGGCTAAATGGTTATGAACCTACTCAAAGACAAAAGGTAGAACCTATGACTTTGATGGCCCTCTATAGGGAGCGTGTCGAGGCCGGCCTCGACATGCCTTCCGATTCCTTTAATTTATTTATACAGGATGAAACTAAGATTAGCCGGAAAAAATGAATCATGAACAAGGAGAAATGACAAATGAATAATGAAGTAGCGAAAAAAACAAAAAGTGATGTAGCTTTGAACACTATGTTTGAAGCTGATCAAGCTGCAGGTATGCAGGGAATGGGGCAAGAAGATTTTGCTATGCCGTTCTTACGTATACTAGGCATGCAATCCCCGGAAGTAAATGATCGGGACGCCAAATATGTAGAAGGTGCAAAAGCAGGAATGATATTTAATACTGTGACTAAATCGACATATGATGGGGTGAAGGGTATCAATGTAATTCCTTGCGGATACAAAAGGGAGTACGTTGAGTGGAGTGATAGAGGCGAGGGCACTAGTGCTCCTGTAGCTATACACTCTGTTGAAAGTGGTATAATAAAAGAAGCCACAAGAGGAGCTGACTGGAAGGATAGACTACCTAATGGTAACTATCTTGAGAACACAGCATCTTACTTTGTGTTGACAGAGGATTTGGAGACAGCATTAATCTCTATGAAGTCGACACAATTAAAAGTGAGCCGTACGTGGAACACGATGATGAATACCATCAAACTGAAAGGTAAGGAGGGTCTATTCATACCGGCTGCTTACAGTCACATTTACAACTTAAGTACAGTGCAACAGTCTAACGACAAGGGAACTTGGTTTGGTTGGGCTGTAGCAAAAGTAGGTCCCGTACAAGATAAAGATACGTACGATGCCGCTCGAGCTTTTGCTTCTAGCGTTTCCTCTGGAATGGTAGAGGCAAAACATGGTGCAAGCGAAACTGAGTCTAAGAAAGACGAAGTCCCGTTTTAAATCATGGGAGAGACGCGTAAACATATCCCCCCTTACGCGTCTCTGACGTTTGACGAGTATTGGTTAGCCCAAGACGAGTTGTGGGATATAAGTACAAAGGAGTCTAAGAAACAAAAAGAAGAAAGGTTAAAGAGATTAAATGAACAAAGTGTGTCCGACATGCCAACAGGTGTTTCAGATAACAAAGTGGCAAAAGAGTAAAGTTTATTGCACTGAGTTATGTAAGCCAACTTACAGACCTAACCGAGGTAAAGCAAAAACCGGGAGGCCTAAAGCAAAGAAATGAGGTTCAAGGAAATATTTCAAGGTAATAATAGTGCCTATGGTATAATGAAGCTAACCGGAGAGACTACAGAGAAAGGAAAAGCGGTATCAAAGGCATTTATTAAACGAGAAATAATTACAGATACATTATGGAAAGAGCATATAGAAGGTAAAGAACCTGCTCTTGGGGTCATACCTATTAACGAAAACAACGAATGTAAATGGGGATGCATAGACATTGATGTTTACAATGTAGATCATTTGGTTTTGATGAGAAATATAAAAGGATTAGATTTTCCTTTAGTTACATTTAGATCAAAGTCTGGGGGCGCACATTTATTTTTATTCACAAAAGATTTTATACCTGCATCATTAATGCAATCTAAATTAAAGGCAATGGCAAAAGCTTTAGGTTACGAAGGTAGTGAGGTTTTTCCAAAACAAACTCAGATATTTATGGACCGTGGAGATACTGGTAACTTTTTAAATTTACCATACCACGGCGGCATACGAGGGTTGAGGTACGCTATTAAAGCTGGCGGTGAAGCTGCTAGTTTAGAATCATTCTATTCTATATATGATGAGTGGGTACAGACAAGAGAGCAAGTAGAAAATTTAAAAGTTCAAACATCTGTGCCAAGCAATGAAACATTTGAACAAGGACCACCTTGTTTAAATAAATTAGCCAAAGAGGGTTTTGGCGAGGGCTCAAGAAACAACGCATTATTTAATGTTGGTGTGTACAGAAAAAAATCTAATCCTGATAACTGGGAGGACATGCTGGTGTCTGATAACCAAAAAGTTATGGACCCTCCTCTTAGTAATTCAGAAGTACAATCATTAATAAAATCATTAAACAGAAAAGGGTATGATAAGTATAGGTGTAAAGAACAACCTATATGTTCTGTTTGTGATCCTGCTAGATGTAGGACAAAAAAGTTTGGTGTTGGTTTTGAAGAAGAACAAATGCCAGAGTTAGGTACACTAACTAAAATATGTTCTAACCCATCACAATATTTTTTAGATGTAGATGGTAAGAGAGTTGAGTTAACAAAAGAACAATTACACAATCCTAATTTATTTTCTATTGAAGTTATGGACAAAGCTTCTGTAGTTGTACCTATACCAAAACCAAAAGACTGGAGAGAACTATATTTAAAACCTTTGATGGCAGGTATACAAGAAGTAGCACCATTAAAATCTTCAGACCCTACAGAAAATTTAATATCTTTGTTGCAACAGTTTACAGTTAACAGAGCGCAAGCAAGAACTAAAGAAGACATATTAAATAAAATGTCTTGGCACGATGATGAAGGTCATTGTTATTTTAGGATGGATGATTTTTTTGCATATTGTAAAAGAAACAACTGGGAACTGAAGCGTACAGATACAAGCAATCTGCTCCAACAACTAGATAAGATTTTTGTAGACGAGGTACGAAAAGAGATTAAAAATCAAAACGTTAGACTAATTAAAATTAAGGCTATGAAAAAAATAGAACCTTCTATTAGTCCCATAAAATATGAGGAAGTTCCTTTTTAATGAAAACAATAATACTAGGACCACCAGGAACAGGTAAGACAACGACACTACTAAATTTAGTAGAAGAATTTTTACGCGCTGGCACAGACATAAAAAAGATAGGTTACTTTTCTTTTACAAAAAAAGCTGCATGGGAAGCAACACGCAGAGCAGAAGAAAAATTTATGATAGATGCAAAGGATATTGTTAACTTTAGAACGCTACATTCTTTTGCTTTTAGAACACTAGGTATGAACAAAGAACGTGTTATGGGGCATGCAGATTATAGAGAGTTTGGTAATAAGGTTGGTATACCTATTAAGTCTGCTTGGCACAAAGAAGAGGATGGAGTGTTTAATTCTGACAATGAATATTTAAGAATAATAAATAAAGCTAGAGTGAAAGAGATACCTGTGTTGGAAGAGTATGACAAAAATCGTCATGGCCTAGACATAGAACGAGATTTATTATATCTTTTAGATCAAGAATTTAAAAAGTATAAAAAAGAAAAAGGACTGTACGACTATGATGACATGTTGGAACAATTTATTAACGAAGATATTTCACCATCTTTCGACGTATTATTTATTGACGAAGCACAGGACCTCTCACCTTTGCAGTGGCGAATGGTCAGGGCTCTTTGGAAGAAAGCAGACAAAACCTACATTGCTGGGGATGATGATCAGGCAATATTTAAATGGGCTGGCGCTGATGTTGATACTTTTATCGCACTTAAGGAAGAAGTAGATTACGTAGACACACTGGATCAATCCTATCGTATTCCTGGTGGTCCTATACACGAATTATCACAACGCATAATTAGAAACGTATCAAACAGATACGACAAAGATTACATGCCAAGACAAGAGTTGGGTGATCTTACAAGATATTCAGACGTTACACAGGTAGATATGTCTCAGGGTGAGTGGTTGGTATTGTCATCTGCCAACCACTTTTTAGACGACATCAAAGAATTTTGTGAACTAAAGGGGTGGTATTATTCACATAAACATAAGAACTCTGTAAAGTTAGATCTTCTTCTTGCGATACAAACATGGGAGAAGTGGAGAAACAGTGAAACAATATTACCAGTCGCATCAATAAAAAATATATATCAATACTTAGGAGACAACGTAACCAAGGGTTATCGCACAGGTAAAACCATGGACGATAACGAAGAAGGTTATTACATCGAAGAGTGTCGCGCGGATCACGGATTACAAACTGATGACGTTTGGTACAAAGCGTTTGAAGGTTTAGATGCTGAAACAGAAAACTACATACGTAATATGCTAGCCAACAGAGAAAAAATTACACAACAACCAAGAATAACATTATCAACAATACATGCTGCAAAAGGAGGTGAGGCTGACAATGTATTACTACTTCCTGATATTACTAAGTCTGCTCTTGATCAAAACGATATGGATCCAGACGAGCTACACAGGTTATTTTATGTAGCAGTAACAAGAGCAAAGAAATCTTTGCATATTTTAGAACCAAGAAACTATGAAAGGAGCTATGAAATATGAGCAAACAATCTAAAAGACTAGACCCAGAGGTGTGGGATAGAATTGACAGATGGAGAGCTAAGGGATGGAGTTATAAAAACTTAGCAACAAAATTTAAGATAAGTAAAGGAACATTAGCTTATCGTTATGGTAAAGGACAAAAAGAAAAAACCTTAGCCAGACAACAAAAAAGAAGAGATTGCTTTCAGATGAAAGTAGACCATTTCATACATCAAACACACGATGTAAGAAGAAACCAAAAACTTATGAACAAAAGACCTGAGAGAACTTGGGATTATAAAATCAGAGGTTTTTACAAAGACAAAGAAAACTCAACAAAAGGATTAGATATGCCAACAGCAAGAGAACAAATGATACAACACATATGGCCAAATGATGGAAAGGATGAAAACGGACATTCTTTTCCATGGACAACATGTAAGATTACAGGAAAGAAAGTTTCTGTGATGGTGCCTAAAGGACATTACTATGCATGTAACCTAGACCATATTTTACCAGTAGCACGAGGCGGGGCTAACGAATTAGAAAACTGTCAAGTTTTGGCTGATAAAGTAAATTATGCAAAAGGCGATATGACAAACGACGAATTCCTTGACATGGTTACATTAATTACAAAAGGCGAAATGTATAAAAAACATACGAAAGGAAAAAAATGAGTGCATACAAAACACAGGTTGGAGGTAGTCATTACAAAAAATATAAGATACAGCCTAGCGAATTCATCAATAAAAACAAATTGTTATTCGCTGAAGGATCTGCTATAAAGTATATAGTTAGACATCAAGATAAGGGAGGCAAGGAGAGCCTCGAGAAAGCAAAACATTTTATCGATATGATAATTGAAAGGGACTACAAATGACTTTTAAAATTATAAAAGATTTTTTACCTGTTGAGGTTGCAACTAGAATAAATAAAGTTTTTACAGGTCCTTTCCCTGCTTGGAATTTTTTTGAAAACGCAGCTTCACCTAATGATAAAGCAGGTCATGGGTATTTTCATATAAAAGCGTTTGACTTTGGTTGTCCTGTAGATTTTTTTTCTATGGAACAAAATGCAATGGCTGAGCTTAAACCAATGATAGAGTATTTGAATCTTAAATACATTCGTCGTGTAAAATGTAATTTATATGCTAGAACACATAAAATTGTACAACACGGAAAACACTATGATGACACAGCTTATAATCAAAACTTTCGTCCTTATGATATTAATGCTGGTGAACACCCATGGTCAAAACCAGGAGAGAAAACTATTTTATATTATGTTAACAGCAATGATGGTTACACAGAATATTTTCCAGAAAATAAAAAATCAATAAAAGTACCAAGTGTATTTAACACTGCTTTATATACAGATGAGAACATACTACATCGTAGTTCTACATGCACAGACCAACCTGTAAGAGTAACAATTAATATTAATTTCAGATGAGAACACTACAACAACCATTATTTACACCTGAAACTGAGTGGGTTCCACCAGACAAGTTACCAGATTTATCTAGTTATGCAGAAATTGCAATTGACTTAGAAACACGAGATCCAAACCTGATGACATTGGGGTCAGGTTCGGTAAGAAGAGACGGGGAGATAGTCGGTATAGCAGTCGCGGTCGAAGGCTGGTCCGGCTATTTTCCTATCGCGCATGAAGGTGGTGGGAACATGGACCGCGCATTAGTCCTGGATTGGTTTGAAGAATTATTGCAAACCACTTCTACAAAAATATTTCACAATGCAATGTACGACGTATCCTGGATACGTTCTCTTGGTTTTTATATAAACGGTGGCATCATTGACACAATGATTGCTGCAAGTTTGATTGACGAAAACAGATACAGCTACACACTAGACTCTGTTGGTAAAGATTACATAGGCATGCGCAAGAACGAAAAGCTTTTACAGGATGCTGCAAAGGACTTTGGCGTCAATCCAAAAGCAGAGATGTGGAGATTACCTGCACCATTTGTAGGTGAGTATGCAGAGAAAGATGCAGAGATTACATTGAAACTGTGGCACGCACTACAGCATCAAATATCAAAGCAAGATCTATGGGATGTATTTAATTTAGAAACAGAATTATTTCCATGCCTGGTTGATATGAAATTTAAGGGTGTGCGTGTTGATGTTGCAAAAGCTATGTCAGTTAAGAACGAACTAATAGAAACAGAAAAAAATTTGCTACGAGATATAAATAAGATAGCGGGGTTTGATGTAGAGATCTGGGCTGCTGCATCGATTGCAAAAGCATTTGATGGTCAAAAGATTCCATATGACAGGACAGAGAAGGGCGCACCAAGTTTTACAAAAAACTTTCTTGCAACACACCCAGCTGAGCTACCAAAACTAATTAACGAAGCAAGAGAGATAAACAAAGCCAACACAACATTTATCGATACGATATTGAAGCACGAACACAACGGACGTATACATGCTGAGATAAACCAGATACGATCTGATCAAGGTGGTACAGTGACAGGTAGATTTAGTTACAACAATCCAAACTTACAACAGATACCTGCACGACATAAACACCTGGGACCATTAATAAGATCATTGTTTATACCAGAAGAGAAACATGCCTGGGGTTGTTTTGACTACAGCCAACAGGAGCCACGTATACTTGTACACTTTGCATCATTGATGAAGCTAGAAGGTACAGGTACGATTGTTGATGCATACAGAGATGGCAGTGCAGACTTTCACCAGATGATTGCAGACATGGCCGGCATAGAACGTAAACAAGCAAAGACAATTAATTTAGGTATCATGTATGGCATGGGTAAGAATAAACTTATGGCAGAATTAGGGCTGATGAAAGATGCAGCAGAAAAACTTTTAAAGACATACCATCAGAAAGCGCCTTTTGTTAAAATGTTATCAGAGGCAGTGAGTCGACGAGCAGATGATAGTGGTAAGATACGCACGATTGGTGGACGACTATGTCATTTCGATATGTGGGAGCCGCATGGTTTTGGTATTAAGAAAGCATTACCTCATGCCGAAGCGCTCAGGGAGCACGGACCGGGGATTAAACGTGCCTTTACTTACAAAGCATTAAACAAACTAATACAAGGATCAGCAGCAGACATGACAAAAAAATCTATGTTGGCCCTTTACAAGGAAGGAGTTATACCCCATGTTCAAATTCATGATGAACTTGATATATCAGTATCAAGCCCTGAAGAGTCAGAGCGAATTATTAGAATTATGGAAGAAGCGGTACAGCTACAAGTACCGAACAAAGTCGACTACGAAAAAGGAGTAAACTGGGGTGACATACAATAATGATAGTCCTGTAGAAATAACACTAGGTGTCTGTGACAACTGTAGTAGTTATGTGCCTTTTGTTAGATTGGTAACAGAGGACGACAAAAGGATATATCAATGTATGACCTGTAAGGCAAAACACACACAGCACGTTAACGGTAAGGTAACTTTTAATTATTTAGATGAAAGCTACGTTTTTAAAAGAAACTAATGCCGGTGGCTAAGAATAAGCCACCGACATACAAAAAGGTGAAGTAACCATAAAATAAATTAAAATAAACTCTTGTCAATTATAATATTTGACATATATAATCCCATATAATAATATAATAAGGAGGCAAAAATGCCAGATATAAGTAAATTTAAATCAGTGTCTGTATCGACCGATACACACCAAAAACTGCAAAGCATGGCGCAAAATAGATTTGAAGTGCCTGTTAGCGTACAGAAAGTAATAGAATTTTTATTAGAGAAAGAACTAAAAAAGAAAAATGGTAGATCTAACGGGAAAGCACGACGTTAAAGCTATTTGCCCTCGTTGTAAGGGCAATGGTTTTATTAGAGTAGAAGGTAAACAAATAAATTGTCCTCAATGTGAGTGTGAGGGCTGGGTTATGTTGCCAGCTTATCAATGTAGAGTTAATGTAGAAGGTGGAGTTGAACCAAGATGGATGAAAACAGGCGAAACCATATAATTAGAAACTTTGTTAACGAAGATGTTTTAAAAATATTTCATGAATATTCATTAGCACTTGCTATGAAAGATAATGTTTATAGTGCAAGTACTGACAGCTATTCAACGAAACATGAGGTTGGTATAGGTCATTGCATAGACATAAGAGGCATGGATCCTTTTACGGAAGCTATGTTGCGCTTTTACATGTCAAAAATATCTAGCGTGGTAAAAAAAGAATTAAGCCCTGTAGCATCTTTTTACAGGATATATGGCCCCAACTGTAAATTAGATATGCACACCGACAATCCAGACTATGAATGGTCAGCTACATTGTGTATGGGGTATGATGCACCTGAATGTTGGCCGATCTATATAGAAAAAGAACCCTTTTATTTAGAAGCCGGAGATTGTTTAATATATCAAGGCGCAAAAGATTCCCACGGTAGGAAACCTTTTATAGGTTCTTGGCAATCACAAGTGTTTTTACATTATAAGGAGGTAAAAGATGGATTTGATGGAGAAAAGAATAAATAACCTGATGCTGGTAATGAAGCGAGCAAAAGATTATGATATGAAAGATATGTGGTCTAGAAAACTGCAGCAACTTTTTGATTTAAGAGCGAGGAAAGCTTATGAAAGACTTGAAAATCAAGCTAGAATGGTCCACTAGTAATTTGTTGGTGTGGACAGTTTTGGCAATGGGGATAGGATTAATGATTGTAAATATAGTCACAATCTATAATATATACCAAGTAATAGAAACGATGTGGCTAGAGATACAGCAGGTGAAGGAAACTAATATTAGTCTTTACCAATTTATCGAAAGGCATCAAAATGACTTTGATTAAGGAAAACAATAAGGTGAGAAAAGAAATTCCGAATAGGATGATGAGTGCAACTTTCGCTCTACCAATTGATGAGCGTAGAGTGGTAGGTATATTAGATTATGTTGCCAGTGATACTGGTGTCACACCTATGGCTTTCTGGATAAAGTTAAAACCAACAGATTCGTATTTGGATAGAGAACTGAGAGCATCAGGTAAACTTATATCCAGATGTTTACAACATGGTGAGTCCTTGAAAGATTTAGTTGACACACTATCTCAAGATAATGTGATTGGTCAGATGGCAAACTATCTGCACAAAAACATGGAAGATATTATCATGGGTAAGCAACCGGAGAAGAAACAACGTATGTTGTCTACCGATCCGTATGCGATGAAAGAATAATGGACCATATACAATACGCTAAAAATGTTTTGGACGAAGGAACATTAAACAACTTACAACAATTTTGTCTTGAACATTTTGAAGAAATACCAGTTTATAATTTTGCTTTTAAAACTGAACAACCAAAAAACTATCTAGAAGAAGTGATAAGAGACCTTATTGGTTATGACAATCACTTAGAGTATTGGGTCAGAGACAGTACTGACTCAACTTTAATGCATGTAGACGCTAACGAACTACAAGCTAAGAGAGATTTTTTTAAATATGGATCGGAAGATCCAAACATGATAAAAGAGTTTCCTCTAAATACACACATACTGTATGTATACGTAGATCCAAAAATGGAGGGCGGAAAATTGTTATTGATGCCTGAACAAGAATACATACCAGGAAGAAAAATTTTAGATACAACTTTTAAACCTGAAGAGGGTTCTAAAATTTTAGTAATTGAACCAAAAACAAACCACATGGTTCTTTTTGATAAACCTTTGTACCATGCTGTAGAAAAGGTTATTAATTATGATGATGTAAAACACAGATGTGCTCTTATGTTTTCTTCTTGGAAAAAAGTTCCTAATATATACAAAGAGCATCAACATTGGAGTAATTATATGATTACACATCCTGGGGCAACAAACCATGAGCCTCAAGCTTTGGAGTTTAGATTAACGATATGATAGATGAAGAGTTTGAATTAGAGATAGATTGGATACCAGAAGATACAGGTGCACCCTACGAAGCAGACGAAGATGTGTTTCCTGACATACCAGCGCATACTATCGACAAATTGTGCAAACAAAAATATGGCCATACAAACTGGGCTAGGATGGGGATGATGTCACCGACAGATCTCGTTGGCAACCCGTGTGAATTTGATTATATTAACGGAGTTATTTATTTTAAAAACAAGGTACTAGTATGACTTTACCCAGCAGCGGCAGTTTGAGCTATAACACCATTAGGGCTGAATTTGGTTCGCCTTCAACAAACGTATATTTAAGTTTGTATTACAGAGGTGGCCCTTACACATACGCTCTACCACAAAACAATAACATAACGACAAGTTCTACAGGTACAATATCTGTAAGTAATTTTTATGGAGCATCAAACAAAGGGCCTTTTATGCAATTTAGTGGAGGCACTTACAACTCAGGGGGCAAGGCACCTATTGTTTATTATGGAGCCGGTGGACCAAGTTTACCAAGTGTAGCTGACTCAAGTTTAACGATTGGCGGAACAGGTTACAGTGTAAGTAAATTTTATGCTATTGGGGGCAGTATGTTTATTTCAGGAACACCAAGTGCTAATGTTACAAGCGCTCCCACTTGGTCACAAAGAAATTTTTACGCTTATAATTCTTCTGGAAGCTTAGCTTTTCATTTTAGAACAGGTTGGGCAGCTGGAAGAGGGCAAATGCTTATAGGTATAGGAACTACTACAAACCAAACACCACGAACAAACTCACCTGTAGCCCCAGCTTGGATGTATGAATCAAACGGGGTTTATCCTTCTGGTTCACTTGGTCTTTACACAGATTATTTCTTGTCTACCGCAGGAAACAGTTCTCCACCCAGCCCTCAACCTGTACCATCGTTTGTTACTGGAAGCGCTGCTACTCTTGCGCAATATTTAGTTGTAAAGGCTAACTAATGGATTTGTCTGAATATACAAAAAAGATAGAAATACTACCTGAAAAAGTAAGATACAGAGATGATGACACAGGGGAAGATAAGGAAGGTAATGAAGTTTGTATAACATGGAAACATAACTATTTACCTGTTTCAGAATTAAAGTTTTATTTAAGAGAAAACCATGACGAGTTTGAACATAAAATAAATTCTAGAGAACAAGAAATATTAGAAATTTGGATGAAAGAATTAAAATACGATTCACGATATTTTGTTGTTGAGGATAAAAAAATAAAAGAGGTAGGAAAAATAGAAGATGATAATCAAATACAAAACTGGTTACACCCTAATTCTCAAACGGTTGTGCCTATAACAAAAGCAGAAGAGATATGATTTTTGGATTAGGTTTTAACGTTGTTAACATAGATAATAAAATACAAATATCTATTAGTAAAGATACTGAGGTAGGACAACGAATAAAAAGAGAGGGTGAAGCTGAATACACAAAAGATGCTACTGGCACACAAATAATTGTACCACACCCTGATCATGATTTTTTAATTAAATCTAATACAAATTATTTTATTTTAGGTGGAGGTATAAAAGTTCGGTATGAATGGAATGACACCAGTAAATTTCAAGACGAACATAAGGAAATCTACATGAACTTATTAAAAGAAAGTCAGGCTGATTTATCAATTCCTTTTGATGATGCTAAATATAATCATGGTGAAGGGTTTATGGAGCACGAAGTATTTCATGCTAATAGGTCAAAAAAATGGCTGGCTTCTCCTTTGCCATATGAACCATATTGTACAAACGCAGAAATAGAAGTTATACAAAAAGACACACTTATATTGTGTCCTATGCAACATGCAGCTGGTTGGACGTTTGAACACATAGATGTAGAAAGAGGAGAGACAATAGAGTCTAATAAACAAGGACAAGAAATGTATATAGTTTTTGGTATGCGCTGCACTGTAGGAGATAAAGAAATAGATCAATTCGAAGTTAAAAAACAAACAAGCACACAACTACAGATTACAAACGCAAGTTATAATTTAGGAACGTTAGTTCGTATATACAAATGACCGAGATCTTACCGCAAAAGTATGACAGGTTGTACCTGACGGTGACGTATCTAATTATTACATTTTTTACGTTGGGTTGGGTGTGGCAATACATATGGAACTTAGACCCAAGATTAATTATTACATACCTGCTGGCTGTCCTAGTGGGCACACTTGGTACAAACGTTGGTTATCATAGACTTTTTACACATAAAGCATTTAAGACATCTAAGTTTTGGTATAACACTCTGGCCTTCTTTGGGGTGTACGGAACAGTGTCCAGTTCTATAGGATGGGTGGCTACGCACCTGCACCATCACAGATACCTGGGTAAAGACATGGACCCGCACACGCCGTGGACCGAGAAAAATAAATTTAAAGGATGGCTCAGAACATTCTTACCTCTGTGGATGAACGTACCACAAGCTGACGCTAAGTTACTAATTGCTATGCGACACCTGCTGCAGAACAAATGGATTATGTTCTTGCATAAGTGGGCGCCAATACAGGTCTACGCAACGGGGACCGCGATTTGGTTATTGTTTGGCTTTGACTGGTTCCTGCTCGCTTTTTGTTTTCCTATCGGCTACAGTTTAATCAGCCAGTTTTGTGTCAACTGGTTTCACTATGACATAGAGTTTGTACACAGAAACAGATGGTGGTTAAATATATTGATAGGTGGTGAAGGTAATCACAAGCATCACCATGACTTTCCACGTGACTATTCTAAAGACTGGCCTATAAAATATTTTATAGATTGGATAAAAGTATGACCTGGTATCAAAAGTTTCCTCAATATTATATTTCACTTTGTTACATAGTTAGTGTTGCATTGTTTCTTGTTTTTATTTGGGACTATCTTGACTGGCGGCTGCTGGTAACCTGGGCGGTGCTACAATTCTTAGGTATGGTTGGCATCAACATGGCCTATCATCATCTGATATGTCACAAGTCATATAAAACAAATACCTTTTGGAAATTTATCTTGACCTACATTGGCGGTATCGCAACACAGTCTAGTCCTAACGAATGGGCCTTGGTGCATTTGACACATCACAGATACACTGACACAGAACGCGACCCGCACACGCCTAATCTATCAGGTAATAAAATCATGGGTGTGCTACGCGCCGCACTGCCGGTGTTTATGAACATAACCATAACCGATACTAAAATTAACCTGATGGCGAAGAAGTCTTTTGATGACCCTATCTATAGATTCTTTGACTACACTCACATGCTCTGGTTTCATGGGACGTGGATCGGGGTTTATTATCTATTTGGTTTTGACTGGCTTATGATTGCATTTGTATTCCCAATTGCTTTGGCTCACATAGGCGAGACGGTTATAAACTGTTTCCATTTTGATATGGAATCAGTCAGGCGTAATGCTTGGTTTTGGAATATACTGATTGTTGGAGCTGGCTATCATGCAAAACATCACGATACTCCCAGAGATTACAATACAGACTGGCCAGTTAGTAAAATTATTGATATGATAAAAACATGACTATACCAAGAGTAACAGGACACAAATACAAATACGTAGGAAGTCTTGATATAGTTGATACAGATGCTAAATATATAAAAGAATTAGAAAAACAGGTGGAGGGTTATCTAGACTATTGGCATATGACATGCCACGAATGGAAGAATGTATTATGGCCGCAGATCATAAGTTTAAGAGCAGAGAACAGAGAGCTCAAGATAGAATTAGCACTATTGAAGAAAGCAATAAAGAAAGCACAGAGGGCAACAAACCAAAGACTGGAGTAGAAGATCCAAAGTGGAGACGACATTGGAGTCTGGTCTTTAGAAAAATGAAATGAAGATTGTAGATAAATACACGTACCCTAGATCCAGTCGCGCGAAGCTCGCCGGACTGAGACACTATACAGTGGATGGTGAAGAGAAATTATTACCATCTGTTACAACTATCCTTGGACAAACACAACCGAAAGAGAAACAAGACAGCCTAGAGAAATGGCGCCAGAAAGTCGGTTTGCGCGAAGCTCAAAAAATTACCAGAGACGCAGCGATACGTGGTACAGCGATGCATAAGTACCTCGAAGATCTAATCCGCGGGCAGCGATCCTTGGATCTTACCCCGTTGGGTGTAGAGGCCACGCGTATGGCAGAAATAATCGTGGACCGGGGATTGAATGACTGTTCAGAAATTTATGGCATAGAGGCTACCCTATATTATCCTGGTTTGTATGCAGGTAGTTGTGATTTGATAGCAAAGTATAAAGATAAGGTAAGTATTATTGACTTTAAACAAACGAACAAACCGAAACGCGAAGAATGGATCGGGGATTATTTCTTACAGATGGCAGCATATGGCATGGCGCATGACGTGGTACACAATACCGCAATAGAGCAAGGTATCATTATGATGTGCAGTAAAGATGGCTATTATCAACAATTCATGATAGAAGGAGATAAGTTTAGGCAAGCTAAACACAAATTCTTGGGGAGACTAAATGAATTCTACAATAGTATGGATAATAACAGCGATGCTCTGGTATCAGGGTCCGGGTGATTATGGATACACAGACTACGAAGCAAAACAATTCAACGGTCGTGGTGAGTGCCTTGATTACATCTGGGACAACAAGGCTCTTCTTGTTGAAGAACTGTTCAGAATCCATGGTATCCACGAAGACGGACGTAGACTCAAGACATGGGGCTTCTACTGTGAAGCAAAAAGAGTAGAGACTACCGACATATAGTAGAATTTTTGACCCCCAAAGTTTTTTTAAAAAAAATTTTCTACGAAAAAAGCTGGTATATTGGTAGTTTTATGGTCAAGTTATTGTATTTATTAATGGTTTTGCCTACCAGATACTAAAAATTTACTGGTATACTCTGGTCGGTTTAGGCAATTTTTCCTAGTTTTTGTACACTTGGCGCGCACGCGAAAATTGGTATGAAATGTATTGACTTAGGGGGTCAAATTCTCACTATATAGCAATGCCAAAAAAATTAGCAAAGAAAATACGTCCAGTCGTTGCTTCTCTTCCAACCGAAAAGATTGTTAAAGTAGGTTATAGAGATATACAGATCAAATACGTAAGTCCTGATTTTAAAACAGACGACATGACAGAAAGCTATGGAGAGTATAGACCTCGTGAAGGCGTCATCTTGTTGCAGAAAGTTTTATGTGGACAAGAGATGGTCAACACTACATTTCATGAGATTATGCATGCATGTGTATATGTGTCTGGACTCAATCAAGCCAACGGTCCGTTAAAAGAAGATGACAATGAAGAAATTGTTGTTAATAATCTATCTAATATGATAATGGGTGTATTCAGGGACAATCCCTGGTTGCTAGATTACATAAAAAATAATATAAATAAAATATAAGGAGACAAAAATTATGCCATATGGTCCAGGAACATACGGGTCTAAAAAAGGAAGACCTAAAAAGAAAAAGAAGGATACAAAGAAAAAGAAAATGATGTACGGCGGTCGAGTCAAAAAGAACGACGGCGGTGTATTAAAAACTCCTACTAACAAAGGCCTAGCAAGCTTACCTGAAAAGGTTCGTAACAAAATAGGCTTTAAGAAAAACGGAGGTAAAGTATAATGGCTATACCTAAAGGTTATCATAGAACTAAAGACGGAAGAATAGCTAAGAAAGGTTTATATTATTATATGAACCAAGCTAAGAAAAAAGGTACAAGTAAACCAGGAAAAGGAACTGTATCTGATAAAGCTCTAAAACAATCTGCTAAAACTGCGAAGAAGCCAAAGAAAAAAAAGAAGAATAGCTAATGGCTAAGACACCTGCATGGCAACGCAAGGAAGGCAAAAGCAAGTCTGGCGGTTTAAATGCAAAAGGTGTTGCTTCTTATCGTAGAGCTAATCCTGGTTCTAAGTTAAAGACTGCAGTTACAACAAAACCCTCGAAATTAAAAAAGGGAAGTAAAGCTGCCAAACGACGTAAATCGTTTTGTGCACGTATGGAAGGCATGAAGAAAAGAAGGACGTCTGCCAAGACAGCAAGAGATCCTAATAGTAGGATCAATAAGTCTTTGCGAAAATGGAATTGTTGATATAACAAATCTGGGGGGATGATGAGAAATATAATTTTAGCTTTAGCAATAAGTATGTTCTTAGCAGCATTTGCAATTGGTTTTGCATTTGCAGATGTTACAGGCGCTGGCGCTACAACCAACACACAATCAACTACAGGATCATCAGCCACAAACACTGCAATCACTGGTGGTTATCATAGTGAGGCAACAACAAACTATCAATCAGGTTCGTCATCATCTACAACTACAAACAATTCTACAACAAACAATAATAATTCCTACACCGGGGACACACGTACAGTACCGTCTGCATCTGCTCCAGGCATCTCAGCGATGTCGCAAGATTTGTGTACTGTAGGTGTTGGACTTGGTATACAAAAGCCATTGATAGGTGGCAGTATAGGTATCACAAAGCGTGATATGAATTGTGAAAGAATGAAACTATCTAAACTATTATTTGATTTTAACATGAAAGTTGCAGCTGTATCTATACTCTGTCAAGACAGTAGAGTTTTCTCAGCTATGGCCCATGCTGGTACACCATGTCCATTCAATGGCAAGATTGGTGATGAAGCATTAGAAGAATGGAATAAGTATGATCAACAAAGACCAGACTATGAGGAGTATACAAAAGCTCTGCGCTACATGGAAAAAGTTGACAACACAATTCTGGAGGGACTAGATGAGAAGGAAGCTTATATCTCTGACGGCAGCGGCAATCCTGTCAAGCTCGGCAGCAACTAGTACAGAAGTAATTTTAGAAGACACACCAAACGTAGGTGACACTACAACTATTACAACCATCACATCTGGTAATCCTGCAAGCACAGGCAACTTAGTTTCACAAGACTTTGACGACGGCAGCTGGGTAGGCACAATGTTTCCTGATAGTTCTGACATCAACGAGTCAACATGGTTGACCGGCAAACATGGTAAGTATGCAGAAACAACAATAGACTCTGACGATCATTTGTCGTTAGAAGAACTACAACTTGGTTTTACATCTACCTTTGGTGCACAGATAAGATGGTGGAACCCTGTTGAGTCAACAGTCACACTTACACAAACTGCAACCAACGGCGTTGATACAACAACACAAAGCACAACATTTCATGACACAACAAACCATAACTATCAAACCAATCCATATTCTAATCAGCTTACACTTGCACCAGACGCACAAAACCAACACGGCACACTCACTGTAAGATTTAGTTTTGATATACAAGGCAATAAAAACTACAACGGAGGCCATGCTGGTGTTGACGTCCGCGATCCTGTAGTCACTGTTGATTACAACACACTGTCAACTACCACGTCTACTAGTGTAGTTTATTGTTGGCAAAAGAACCCACCGACATGTCCTGGTCAAGACGAGCTAGAAGATGTGCAAGAGCAATTAGAACAGTTTGAGTTAATGGAGTTTACAATACCAGAAGATATATTTGTTGAACCACCACCAGAAATTGAATACACATTCAATCCTGTCTTTGAAGAGATAGAGGTTGTAGAAGAGTTTGACATAATGCCGATGGATGAATTTTTTTTTGAACCTGAGTATATCGAAGAAGTTTTCGTGGAAGAGTTTATTCCAGTCGATGTTGTTATGGTAGACATGCTAGAAGAGCTGCCTCCGATGGAGGAGGTGTACATGGAAGATATAGTTATGGAGGAGATGTTTGCAGAAGAATTTACAGAGGAGATGCAAGAAGAGTTTATAGAAGAGGTCTTTGAAGAAGTTGTTATGGAAACAGAACCTGAACCCATCGAAGAGAAACCTGCGATGGAAGAGATAAAAGAAGAACCAATTGAAGAGGAGATTGTAAGTGAAGAAATTACAGAGCAACCCAGTAGCGAAGAAGTTGTTGCAGACGAGCCAGCACCGACAACAGAGATTGCCAAACAAGAAGAAGCAATCGAGGAGCCAACTCAAGAACAACCTAGCTCAGATGTGGAAGTTGATTTAGATATAAAAGTTGCAGCCATAGAGAAGGCTATACAAAGCAAGATAAAAAATGAAATGCAAAGAGTTAGTGTGACGCTCGATGTAATTAACGAGATTGTGTCTCGTGAGATGACATCTACGCAGGCTGATATTTCTAGCTATTTCAATACAAATGCTGCTTTGTTTGACACCAGACAACTGCCTGGTGGCGATCCTGCTTTCTTCCTACAGGCCAGTCTTGCCAGTTATGATAAAAACATATATGCTACACAGCCAAGCATTGCAGGTACAGACCCTGTAGTACAGCATCAGATTAAGATGCAGGAACACAAGAAGAAAACCAGCGATGCATACAGAAATCTTATGGAGTTATTAAATGCAAGAAATGTTCAGTAAACTATCATCATACGCTGCACTGATTGGTGT